GAATGGCTGCGGCCGCAGACGATCCTCGGTCGTTTCGGCACGGGCGGCATTCCGGCGTTGCGCTCGGTGATGTTCCGCACCCCGCTCATCACGCAGACCAACGGCGGTGAAGGCTACTGGGTTGGCGAAGGCAAGGCCAAGCCACTCACCAAATTTGACTTCACGCGGACGACGCTCGAGCCGCTGAAGGTGGCGAATATCTGCGCTCTCACGGAAGAGAGCATCCGCAGTTCGTCGCCGAAGTCGGATGTGCTGGTGCGCGAAAGCCTGGCCTCGGCATTGCGGGCCAGGCTCGATATAGATTTCATCAATCCGGCGAAGGCGGTCGATGCCGGCATATCGCCTGCGTCGATCACGCATGGCGCCGAGACCATCGCATCGAGCGGTGATGCGGCGGACGACGTGCGGATGGATATCCGTGCGGTCTATGCCAAGTACAGTGCGGCGAATAACCCGCCGTCGACGGGTGTGTGGATCATGTCGAGCAACAATGCGGTTGCGCTTGCCATGATGCAGAACCCGCTCGGCCAGGCGGAATTCGGCGGCATGGGAATGACCGGCGGTAGCCTCAACGGCATGCCGGTGATCGCCTCGGACTATGTCGGCGATATCGTGGTGCTGCTCAATGCGTCCGATATCTATTTGGCGGACGACGGTGATATCACCGTCGATGCGAGCCGCGAGGCATCGCTCGAGATGTCCGATGGGCCGGCGCACAACTCGATCACTCCGACCGGCGCATCGTTGGTCAGCATGTGGCAAACCAACAGCGTGGCGATTAGGGCGGAGCGTACCATCAACTGGTTGCGGCGGCGTGATCCGGCCGTCGTGTATCTGACGGGCGTTGCGTGGGGCGGCGAGGTGCCGACCGCATAAGGCGCTCGACTGGTGGGGGCGGACCTCCCCCGTGTCAGTCCGCCCTCATTTTCTGGAGATTTAATCATGGCAAAAACCATCAATAGGCTACCGGCCTACATCGGCTATGGCTCATCGCTATCGACCGTAGTCGATGCTGGCGACGACCTCGTGGTAGGGCTCATCATGCCGGATGTATGGACCCCTGCCCGTGTGTCGGTCCAGCTATCGGCGGAAAATGTTGAATTTCGCGATCTGTTTGCCGTCGATCTCAAAACCGGGACAAGCGCGTCTGAAGTGGTCTTCAATGTCACGCCGGGGGTGGTCGTGGCAGTCAATCCGAACACGATGTTGATGGCGCGATATATCAAGCTGCGATCCGGCACGCGCGACGAGCCGATCAACCAGGAAGCGACCTGTATGTTTTACGTGATCACGGTCGATACCGCCGCCGCGCAGACAAGGTCTGCGGAGGAGGTGACCGCATGAAGCTGATCGCGACGAAGTCGTATAGCTACGACACGCGCCGGCTCAAGGCTGGCGACGAGTTTGATACGACCAACGACATGCATGCGCGCATTCTGGTCGGTGCGCGCAAGGCGCGTTATGCGCCGGAGCAGAAGCCGACGCCGCCGACGCCGGTGGTGGTCATGCCCACGAAAATCGTAGAGGCACCCGACGAGCTGAGCATCGACAAACTGCGCGCAGAAGCCGAGCATCACGGCATTGCCGTTGATGGCCGCTGGGGCGTGTCCCGGCTGCAGCAAGAGATCACGCGGGCAAAGCTCTGATGCGGATACTCGGCCTGCCGATCCCGTTCACCGGCGAGAAGCGCAAGGCGCTTAACGCCGTGCCGGAAGGCCGCGGCGGTTGGTATCCGCTGATCCGCGAGCCGTTTGCCGGCGCTTGGCAGCGCAACATGGAGATCAACACCGACACGGCGTCGTCGTTTCATGCAGACTTTGCCTGCAAGACGCTGATCGCGCGCGACATCGCGAAACTGCGTATCAAGCTCGTCGAGAAGGACGTCGACGACATCTGGTCCGAGGTGACCAATCCAGCATTTAGTCCGGTGCTGCGGCGGCCGAACGACTATCAGACGCGCAACCAGTTTTGGGAAAACTGGATGCTGTCGAAGCTCAGTCGCGGCAATACCTATGTGCTGAAGGCGCGCGACAATCGCAATGTCGTGAACGCGCTGCATGTGCTTGATCCAACGCGGGTGCAGCCGCTGGTGTCCGATGACGGCAGCGTGTTCTATCGGGTCAGCAGCGATAACCTCGCTGGTATCGATGACATCGTCGTGCCGGCGCGCGAGATCATTCACGACCGGATGAACTGCCTGTTTCATCCGTTGTGCGGGACGCCGCCGGTATTCGCTAGCGGGCTTGCCTCGCTGCTCGGCCTCAATGCGCAGAAGGCATCGGCGCTGCTGTTCGAAAACTCGTCGATGCCTGGCGGCATTCTCACGGCTCCCGCCGAGGTGAACGATCAGGTGGCACAGCAGATCAAGCTGAAATGGGAACAAAACTTTTCGAAGATCAATCTCGGTCGCGTCGCCATCCTCGATAACGGGATGAAGTATGAAAAAATCGCAATGACGAACGTCGAAGGCCAGATGGTCGAGAGCCTGAAATGGTCGGCCGAGGTCGTCTGCAGCGTCTATCATGTTCCGCCGTACAAGGTCGGTGTCGGCGCGCTGCCGAGCTACAACAACGTGCAGGCGCTCAACGTTGAATACTATTCGCAGGCGCTGCAGGCGCATATCGAGGAAGCCGAGGAGCTGCTCGACCATGCGCTCGGCATTGGCTGGGGCGTTGGCCTCGGCACCGAGTTTGACACCGAGAACCTGCTGCGCATGGACAGCGTGACGCAGATCACTGCCATCCGCGACGCGGTCGGTGCCGGCGTGATGGCGCCGAATGAAGGGCGCGCCAAGCTCGACTACAAGCCGAAGCCGGGCGGCGAGTCGCCGTATCTTCAGGAGCAGAATTATTCGTTGGCCGCGCTGGCGAAGCGCGATGCGCAGGCCGATCCGTGGGCGTCGAAAACACCGGCACCGCAGCCGCCAGCCGATAAGCCGGCTGATGCTGCACCCGATGTGGCAAAACTCATCGCCATGACGCAGCGTTTCAACTTCGCACTGAAGGCGCATCGCGAGGCCGCATGATGCACGACAGCGAAATCGATGCGTTGGCGAAGGGCATGGTTCCGTTCGTGCGCGAGGTCGTGGCCGAGGCTGTGGCACCGCTGACTGCGCGTCTGGCCGCGCTCGAGGCGCGGCCGGTCGAGAAGGGCGACGTCGGGCCACCAGGCCCAGTAGGCGATCGAGGCTTGCCCGGCGAGAAGGGCGATCAAGGCCGCGACGGACGTGATGCCTCCGACCTGATGGTGATCTACAGCCGCATCGACGAGCGGGTGACCGAAGCCCTGGCCGGCGCGCTCAAGACGTTCTCGGTGACGTCGCCGGACAATGGCCGCACGTTGCAGGCGGGGTTCAACGGCACGGTGCAGGAGATCAAAACCGGCATCCCGCTCTATTCCGGCGTGTGGACAGCGCGGACCTATGCGGCGGGCGACAGTGTCACCCACGGCGGCTCGCTGTTCATCGCAAATGTCGAAACCAGCGCGAAGCCGGAGGATAAGAGCAGTGAGTGGCGCCTGGCCGTCAAGCGCGGTGCCGACGGCCGAGACTATCGGCCGGACGACAAGCGCGCAGCCGAGCCGGTGCGGTTCAAGTGAAATTCTGGTCTGTGCCGTGCGAATGGCCTGGCGAAACGGCGTTTGTCATCGGCGGCGGACCATCGGTGCTCGGCCAGGATCTCGAGGTGTTGCGCGGGCGCCGGATAATCGTCATCAATTCGAGCGTTCATACGGTGCCGTGGGCGGATTTCATGTTCTTCAGCGATGCGCGCTGGTGGAACGAGCCGGAAAACCGGGCGGCTGTCGAGAGCTTCGCCGGGCGCGTCGTCACCACGTCGCGCATGGTGCCGAACAAGAATATTTTGGTCTGTCGCAGGTCGCATCCGCCTGGGCTCGCGCTCGAGCGCGACATGCTCATGCGGAAATGGACATCGCTCACAGCGGCGACCAACCTGGCGGCGCATCTCGTCGGGTCAGGTGGGACTATCGTGTGGCTCGGTGCCGATGGACAGAAAGCCGCGGACGGCCGTACACATCATCACAAGCCGCACCGATGGGCTCATACGCCCGGCTGCTATGACTTGCACCGAAAGGATCTTGTGACGATCGTTCCGTCGCTCAAGGCGCTTGAGATCGCCGGCTACAACGCTTCGCCGGATACGGCGTGGGCCGACATCCTGCCGGTGGTAGGTCTGCAGGATGTGTTGACGGATCGTCGCAGTGCTGCATGAGATCATCGATGGCATGCACGGGTTGGGCGACAACGTGCATCAACGCGCCGTGATCCGGCATTTGCTTGCGTTCCATCCGTCGACCACGTTCTGGCTCAAGACGCCGTGGCCATGCCTCTATCACGACCTGGTCGGCGACCGGCTGCACGTGGTCGATCCGGCGACCTCGTTGCGGACGCAGCGTAAGAATTCCATTCGCGAGCAGGCCCGGTATGCGCTGCCACCGCGCGTGTCCCGGCGGAGACGGCGCATCTCGTATAATGCCCGGCTGGTGCAGCAAACCGGGTCGGTGCTGGGTTCC